TCAATGCGTTCTCTTTTTGAACGTGTGTCGGCTATATCTTCCTGTATAGCTTCTTGCATCTGTTCATTCAGAGCCATTTACTTCATCTCGCAAATATTTAAGTTTACGTAAAGCTGTGATAGCACCTTGCTGACGGTGCATCATTATTGTATCGTCTGATTGTTCTAGCACCTTTTGATGCTGCTCAATAGCTAAATCAAGATAGCTACTGAATGCTTCCCACTGGCGGTTGTTGCCCACCATTGGCTTGAGGCGGCTGAGTATCTGTTGCTTGTCCATTACCACTAAATCCTTGTTCACCCGGAACTGGTACTTGACCAGTGCCTATGTTTCCGCCACCCGCACCTGTTGGGTCAAGTGGCGCACCTGTTGCTTGAGGCTGCTGCTCCTGTTCCATTGGTGCTTGGAACTGTTTCATCATCTCTGCTTGCAGAGCAGCCTCACTCATGTTGTTGGTTACTTTATCGGGGTCAAGGTCCATTGACTTTGCAATCTCACTAATAACATACTGAAACTTTGCAAAGGGTGCAAGTGCTGGGTTACTTGCGATTTGAAGGAACTGCATCAGACGTTGGCTACGAACTTCATTAGCCATCAGACTTTCTGTGCCACGTGCTTTAACTTCTAGGTCGCCTTTGATTTCGGGGTCAAAGTCAAACTGCATATTAAAGCGAAACAGTCCTTCGCCAAGAGGACGAAGAAGGTAATCGTCTACGTTTTTAATTACAGTCTTGATGCTGCCGCTTGCAGCGTTCATCAACATTGAAATGCCGGAAGCTGTACGTCCTACACCAGACACACCTGTTTGACCGTGTGCAAAACTAGGCATACCTGTTGACTCGTCAGAAAGCTGACGTGCCTTATCAAACAACATCATATTCTCTGAAGATACGTTTGGAAATTTAGTACCAAAGATTGCCTGACCCGGTGCGCCAGCCTGTCTACGAAATACCTTGCCCGGATAAATAGACATGTCTTGACCCGGCACAAGATTTGTTTCGTCAATCTCAATCAGCAGATTGCCAGACAGCACAGCATTGTCTACTGCCATACGCATAAAGCCATTCATCAATGTCTGCGTATCATCCATGTTTTCAGCAATACCTACACCAAAGAACGAATACGGATTCAACTCAAATGGTGCGGCAGCGTAAGGAATTTTAGCTGGCTTAAACGGGTTAAGTACCATACGAATAAGTTTGTTGTTACAAATCCAGATATTAGCCTGAAGTTCATCAAAGTCTTTCAGTTCTTCTGGAATATCGATGCCCTGCTCTTCTAGCATCTCAGTATCGCACATGCCCCAATACTCAAGGACTTCAAAGCGGTCAATGCCATGCTCTGGTGCGTAGTCAGACAGGTCGTCTTCCCAATACTTTTTATCGTAGTTCTCGCCCATCTGGATACATTCGTCAATGACTTGACCACGGAAGTATGGACGTTTCTTGAGCATACGCATTTGTGAACGAGACATCTTGTGACGTTCAATCACAAACTGTGCTTCATCCATATTGTTTGCATCTGGGTCTGGGTAGAAGTTCCAAACAGATACATGGTCTACCTGCGGTACGGTCTTGAACAGTGGGTCATAGTTACCCTCGTCATCCCAATTGGCATATTCTTTGTCCTTTGCAAATGGACCTTTCATAATGCCTGTACCAAACAGTGCCATTTCAAATGCACTACTACGCAGGTTCTTATTAGCACCTGACTCTTCAAGCTGGTCGTGTATTTTCTTCTGCATCTTCTTAGCAGCAATCATTGCTGGGCTAAATTCAATTGCAGTAGGAGTTTTACCCGGACCTTCTTTCAGTTTATCTTGAACAGGGTCTAGCTTTTCTTCTAGTGGGCCAAGTTTTTCAGCCAGTGTTTTAGCTGTTGCACCCGCTGGCAAATCTTTTCCATCGCCTCTAAAACCATAAGGGCTGGTAAGATTGCTAGTTGCTTGCAGTTGCTCAGGTTCTTTTGGGTCAAAATGGACATCTGCAACAACACCCTCTGGCAGAGTGGTTGGCTCAATTGAAAGAGGGAATTTATTTCCTGCAAACAGTACGTCCACAATTTGACCGTAAGCTGCAAGAGTTTTTGTTTTAGTAACCTTAATGAAGACACGTGACTTCTCCGATTCTGTAAACTGCACGTCAGGACCGTACAATCCACGATAGTTGCGGTAGGCTCTTAGCCAACGCTCTTCATCCTGATACCGATAATCTTCAGCACGTTTATATCGCTCGACAACGAAGGGAATGATGTTGGACACGTCTGCATCGAAAGCTACAGAATCATCTGTATCTTCTAGCGCAATAGCGTCATCTTCAATCATGATGTCATCTTCATCCATACTTTTCTTCCTCAGTATCCAAAGGTAGCATCTGCAACTTGCATACCGCCACCGGGTCTACCCATCGGGTCATAATCAAATATACTAAACCGTGGTCGTGACATTATACCATACCTTAACGCATCGTACAAGTGGTCTTCGCTTTTCGTGTCAATATCCTCTGGATTTTTCTTATCCAAAGGTATAGACGGTAGCTGGGAGATAAGGTTTGTGCAACTATTAAAGAAAACGAGTCTAGGCTCTTCCGTAAATTCATCTACCTGTAAACGCCTGTGTATCTCGTTCTTACCTGCTACACGGCTACCACGGCTGCGGTCAGATGGTCTCCACCGACAACCTCTCTGTATCATCTGTTCCGCAAGAGACGGTCCAGTATCACCACGCTTATGCCAAAGACTGCTATCCAAGACACCATATTTAATATTTCCATCTTCGGCTTCTAACTCCAGAACCATGTCCGCAAGGTCGGACGCAAGCACTTTCGACACGTACAATTCCCTGTACACGATAAGCTGCTCAGACGGTGAGACAGCGAACCATACAACACCGCTGTAAGAACCATACCCGTAATCACATGCCCTGAACTTAACCCAATTGCTAGGAATATTAAAAGGTTCAACAACATGAATACTACGGTCAAATTCTGTGAACGCAGCACCTTCTTTAATATCCCAATCGCCTTCAAGTAACTGTCTCCTTTGTTGCTCTGGCAGCGAGAGAAGCATGGCTTCGTAATCTCCTGCTTCTGCAAGGTAAGGGTTATCAGAGAGTCTTGCAGGGATAAAACGTCTCTTGAATAGAGGTTTTCCTGCCTTCTGATGTCCTGCTGGATACCGTAGTACCTCTCCTGTTTCACTGTCCGTGGCATCGTATGCTTGTCCGTAGGGTGCTGGATCAATAAACATTTTCTTAACCCAGTGATGACCACGACCTCCGGGGTTTGTAGTTGCCCTCATAAAGATAGGCAGGTCAGGGGCAGTGGACCGTAGACGACTTCGCATGTAATTCCATGCATATGGCGATTGCCATTGGGTCAGTTCGTCAAAGCCTATCCAGCTAAAAGCCAGACCCTGATAGCGCAGGACATCTTCATCTCTGTCGAGGTATGACATCCACAACCTCGCTCCAGATGGCGCAGTCCACTGCATCTTACGTTCTGACCACTTTATCCCGGGCCAGATTTTTGGATAGAGTTCCTGTGACTTGAATATGAGTTCACGTAACTCTTCCGTGGTGTGTCGCAGGAGCAAGCCACTAAACTGCGGATGCCCCATGTAGCGTAGCGGGTCTGCCAGCATTGCGTAGGACTTACCGCCCCCGGCTGAACCACCGTAGAGAACTTCACGTTCACTTGCTGCAAGAAAGTCCGTCTGTGGTCCGGGGTTTGGTTTGAAGAGTACGTTAGCTGTCTCTTCTATCGTTTCAAACTCAGCAGCTTCGGATTCAATCTCTTGGATTTCAACCTGCGGCTTTTGCGCCTGTTCTTGCTTCTTCGATTTCTTGCGCTTTGGCGATTGCCTTTTCCGCATACTCTGCCCACTTGCGGAGGCTTGCAGCTTGGTTCTTACGCTGTCGCTCATTGCTTAACCTTTTCCTTAATCCTACATGTGATATGTATCTACCACTATTTGTACTAAGCCAGTTAGCTACCTCACGATAGCTGTATTGATTTACGTGTTGTCTAGCTTTTTCCAGTAGGTCCAGTTCTTGTGGGATGGGGTCAAGAATGTCTGGGTCTTCTTCGTTTTGTTTATATCCAAACGGTACAGTACGTGCAATGCGTGGTATCTGTACCCATTCAGTTTCATCTTTGATATCTGTTGGCTGTGGAAGTTTCCACTTACCTACGCTTCTACTCATCGTCAGTTACAGGTGCTTTCGCTGGCATAAGCATAACACCACCAGCGGCTTCTACCTGTACCTTTTCTGTTTTAATCAAACCTGTACGGTCAAGCAGTTCTTTGGCTGCTGACATCTTATCACGAATGCCAAGTTCAGTTGGGTCATACAAAGCACCTGTCATAGCCATTGCAGCTTTAGGTGCATTACGAGCCATGTACATCTGCGTTGCTTCTAGTATCTCTTCCTTGAGACCTTTTACAATTGCAGTTGTAGCAGTGGTTTCTGAATACCCTGCCAGTTTCTTTGCGGCAACTACGTCACCGCCAGCCTCTTCAAAGAGGACTTCAAGAAACTTCTGTTGTCTTTCGTTTAGTTCTCTAGCCATGCTGCTTCTTCTTCAGTATATGGAAACATTAGTTGTATCTATCCCCAAGCCCCATTTTATCTGCGAGGGTAGGCTTACGTTTCTTTTTCTTTTTAGGTTTTTCTTGGGGTTTTTTATCCGCAAAAGGATTTATCATTTGTAAAAATCCCTCAGTATAACTTGTGTTACTTTTCTTGCCCATTACTTAAACTCTCCATGATGCATAGCGTGAGCAAGTTTATGACTACGTGATTTTACCTGAATTGCCCACCTGCTGTCAAGCATTTCTTTTGCAGCTTCAGGAAACTTACCCTCGTGGATTGCGTTCCACATTTTTACGAACTTACATAGACGTGGTACACCCATATTAAATGCCATGTCCACTAGCACAAGCTGACGTACAGAGTCTAATTCTGCTAGGCAAGGGTGCGCTTTTAGCAGTTCATCCTCGACTATTTGTACGTCATTCTCTAACAGATAGGCAGCATCTGCCTCTGTAATACCGTGTTCGTATACAGCTTCGATGTTTGGAAAGTCCATAGCATCTAACTCTTCTTTAGTGATGCCTCTGTCTTCCAAGTTTCTGCCCACACCAATTGTGTCTATACCCAGAGTATCTTGGTAAACTTCTAAACGCAGCCCTTCGCTTTTGATTAGCTGCTTCAACAGATGTGTGCGTGTATACTTCATCTACTTGCCCTTTGCTTCCCTGCCAAGATAGATGCCATACACACCCGTCATGACACCCATGATAACAGAAACAAATGCAGACTGTTGTGTTGTTGGGTCTTCTAAATGCATGAACCACTCAGCACAACGCCACGACATTGCAACAGAAGCAATCATAGTTAGCTTGGCTGTAAGATTAAACTGCAGCCAGCGTTTCCACCAATCAGCCATCACTTACACAAGTCCTCGTATAGAGTTGTATGCTGTCTGTGTTGAGACAGGTCACCGATGTAATCACAGGTAAATAGATTGCGTAGTATAGTAAATAGTTTCATTATTTTTTACCGAAGAACTTAGTTGCGCTGCGTACACCAAAAGATGCAGCCACGATTACGCCCAAGCTATACTGATACCACTCCGGCATCATCTCTAGCTGCAAGAAGCCATTTGCTACAACTTCTTCCATGCCCGGAATGAAAGCTAGTATCAATGGAATGCTAAACAAAATTACCAGCCACTCGTCTTTCCACGAGGATGCTGAACCCTTTGCCATTTCCAAATCCCAATCAATCTCGCCTGTAGCTTTCTTCTGCATCACTACGGCTTCTGCTTGGGCTTTTGCTACCTTTGTAGCTGACTGTGCTTTCTTCTCTTCTACCTTACCCTTTAGCCATGTACCAGCTAAATCAGTAATAGGTCCAATCAGTAAGTTAATCATTAGACTCCCCTTCTGAACTTGGCGGTCTTCTTTTGTATCGCTTTAGGCTGTCTGACGAACTGCTTACCAGCACTAGTTCCTTTTCTTTTAGCAGCGGTTGTGGACGCATACTCCTGCGGTGACAACGCTTTGATAGCCGCAGCAGGTAAGTACCGTTCTCCAGTTTTTCCAGACGGCTTCCCACTTTTAGTTCCCCACTTCTGTTTAGTCCAAGCCTTCAGACTTTTCTGTGGTCCTTTAAGTGCCATTACAAATCCCTTAAAAACATAGCCCAACTAAACAACGCAGCCAAACCAAACAAACCTATGATACACAGCAGAACAATAGTTCCCATTTCAATCCACTGCTTTATTCTGCGTCTACGTGCTTCCTGTTCAGCTAGTCTACGCTTACGTGCTTCAGCCTGAAACCTAATCCAATCCTGCCACAGTCCGGGGCGACCTGCCCATATCATCCACTCTTTAAGCTGCTCTTCTTGCTGCTTTAGTTTTTCAAGGTGCATGAACTCTTCAAGGTCACCGTTACCAGCACGTTTCTTTTTCTCACCTTTTTTGCGTAGGGTTTCGGTAGCATCTACGTACTCACCGACTTTGTTAGCTACGTCAGCAATCTCACGCCCATTTTGGATAGCCGTTTTTATCACAGCAAATGCTGCGTTGGCTGCGGCTATCTCTGCTAACATTGCTAACTCCTGTAACCGCCACCTGCCTTTTTGTACTCAAGGGCAAGCAACTGCGCTTTTCTCGCTGACCATTGACCCGGCTTACCGCCACGTGACCCTGCTTTGATTTTGTTGAACAGACGCTTTCTCAACTCTGGCTTAGTGTAGTTGCCAGCTTCATTAACTCGACTTTTGCGTTTCGTTTTAGACTTCGATTTCGTGCTAGTTTTAGTAGACGGTTTTGCTTTCGCTTTACTCTGTGTGGTTTTGCTTTTGCTGGGGGTAGAGACACGTGCCATCTCCTGTCTCCTTAAATTGCTGTCGGCTGGTAATGTTCTTCACCAGATAAGATAATATGGAAGTCACCGCCACTCTCTTTGTGTGCTACAATCTTATCACCTGCTTCTAACGCAATATACCCACCACCCTGAATGAACTCATGCACAGTGTTTGCATCTGGCTTGAATTCATCAGCAATGTGATGGTAAGATGTATTGGAAGCATCATACCAATGGATGCTAATCTTCTTCTGTGCATCACCATTGGACACGTGCAAATACCTTATCAGTGAGATAAAGTTATTTGGACACGTGTAAATGGTATCCGAACTAGCACCACCTGATGTAGCAGTAATGTCTTCAGCAGCAGTAAAAAATTTAGCTGTAGCAAGAGTGGTCATCTAGTTACTTCTTCTTTACTGCGCCACCACGCATCATCTTTTTCTTAGCCATTCCGCCACGCATCATTTTCTTCTGCGCCATCTTAGCCATACCACCGCCACGCATTTTCTTCTTGGCAACACCACCACGCATCATTTTCTTTGCAGCTTTTGCTTTACCCGCCATTGCGAAGTCTCCGTCTGTCCAGCACGAGTGATTCATAAACATCGTCAGGAAAGTGCTGATAATATCCTGACTTCTCTAAACTCAGTGATGCATCGTCCAGTGTGGACAATCGTTGTACGAACACCATACAATACTCAAGGTCTTCGTCCGTAACATCATCTACTAAAAAGTCCAGACCTGCCTCTTCAGCATCGTAGTCTGGATGAAACACCATCAGGTGCATATCTCTGCCAACAATAGACATGGCTTCGTTGATACCGTCACAATACCCATCTAGGTATTCCATGTCTGGCATGTATTCACTTGCCCATACTACAATATCATAGTCGTGCTGGTCAAAGTCTGCAACTTCTTTTGCTAAACCTTCTAGTCCAGTATTGATACTGAACACGACCTTATTATCTAACCACGCTTGCTTTGCATATGGGCAGGGCGGTAGCCCATTTAACATCTCACTTGGTACTTCAAGAAACTTGTGAGACCATTTGCGGATGTCAGCTTCTACAGGGTGCATTAGCTTTTAGGGTCAAAACCCATATTCATTTGTACAGAAGCAGGAAGGTTTCTTACACCTTTACCTTTTGGTCCTTTGGGTAGGGGCTTTAGATTGTCTTTAACATCGCCACCACCAGAATACATATGCATCTTGCCATTTGCCATGCCGCCTTTTGCCATAGCAGCTTTGCCTTTACCATTCTTAGGTGCATCCACCATGCCAACACTGATAGCAATTGCTGGCACTTTCTTTGTTTTCTTTGGTGTGTCACCGCCCTTGCTTCTTTTAAGAGGAGAACCCATACGAGTTGTGTCTGCCTTCATGGAACGCTTAGCCAACTCTCTATCTGCAGCAGCACGTAACTTTGCTGGCTGCGATTCATCTTTAGAAATGTCTAGCAATTTATTTGCTGTCATGTTTGCAAGATTAGCGGCAATGCCCTTTTCGTTAGCCATTATTTTTTCTTCCTGTTATCTACAGATGACAGTAACAGGCCACCTTTGTTCATACGATAGTCAGTACTGCCGATAGCTTTCTTTGTAGCCTTACCACCACGAGCCATCCCACCTCTTGTGACATCATCAGAAAGTTTTTTGCCAGCACCCTCTGTTAATTTTTTCTCTTCTAGTTTCTTTGAGGCTGCACGAATCATAGACATTCGCTCGTTTTTATTGCGTTCTGCTGGAGTAGAAGCACCCGCTGGTTTCTTTGGCGTTACAGATACACCTGTATCAATAGACGCACGTTTCCGCATGTTAGCCATTTCTTTTTGCAGGTCAGCAATCATAGGAGACTTAGGGTCATTTTCTTTGAGCCAAGCTACCTGTGCTTTCTTGCCATTGTAAGACCGTTGCAGTGCCTGACGCTGTTTTGATGTCATGCTCAGTGCTACACGTGCTGCACTACGACCCGCTTCTTCAGATGTCTTTGTAGGATCTAAGTCTCTTTTTGGCTTTGCCCTCATAGCATCGCCCAGCCTTTGCAATGCTGCTGTTTGAGGTGCATCAGTTTCACGTGCTTGCGACTCAGCAGATTTACGTTCAAGTGCCTTTGTCTGGCCTTTACGTGCTTTAGCTTTTGGACCTTCAGCTTCAAACTTATCCTTGATAGCGTTGCGTACTTCTGCTCTATTGCCCCTTAGCTCACTATCGGGAATTGCATCAAACGCTTGATTGATTGCCGCTGATGGAGAATCATTCTCACGAACAACCTTATTAATTAAGGCACGAAGACCTTTAATTTTACCTGACATAGTTCTATCCTACCATTTCACTTTATGTGACCAATACTTTGCTGATAACTTGGTCGTTGGTTTGCCCTGTGCATTATGTCTAGCATAATACGACTTCTTACGTGCCTTATCCTTCGCTGTGGTAGGATTCTTGCCAGCACCTTTTACGCCTTGTTGACCAAAGCGAATAAATTTGTACTTCCCACCTTCTGATGCCATCACGCAATGTGACTTAGTTGGATGGTTAGGAGTACGCTTTGGCTTGTTCACACCTGACAAGCCTTCCTCTTTCATCTTATTCTTTACACGCTCTGGAACAGCCATTATACTTGTGTCTTCTCTGCAAGTTCATCTGGGTGTACGCAACTAGTCATCTTAAATACCATCGGCATACGTTGGGATGTCCACAGGCCCATCAGGTCATATGCCATTTCACTGATACGTGCTTTGCATTTATCTTCTGTGTCATACGGTCCACGATTGTCTGTGATTGTCATACACATGTCTGCATTAGCAATGTGACATGCGACTATTACTGCTGTAAAACTCATGGCTCATTCGGCTCTTTCCATCCCTCTGCTCTCATAGCGTCCTCTACATGCTTGAGAGTGAACTTACGCCCGTAGTGCGCTTCAACTGCCTGACGCACGTAAAAGACATCACTGTGAGGGATATGCAAGCGGTCTAATGAGTTTGTACGTATAGCTTCATAAAATGCATCAAGTACATTGTCTGTGTATAGTTTTACTGATTTTTTAGATTTTGTCAAGGGAAAAATCCTCTAGCACGGAATTAATCACGTATAGGGATATCTATCTATCTACACTTATAGTGTCACATTGTAAGTGTTAAATATAGATAAGTTATAAGACAGTTAAGTGATACACTTTAAGTGTCTTTTAGTTATACTATAATTATACCAGATATGCAGCTAAGTGTCAATACCTAAAATGCTCTGCGACTAAAAATAATTAACACCGCCCGTAGAACTGCACAAAAAATAGGCAGAATATGTGTAACTGCACATATACTAGGCAATAGAAATAGTGTCAGTTGCTCCTGTGGTTAACAGTGAATTTACCTAATCTGTGTATTTCTGTGTATATATAACGCTATGCACCCCCACTGCCCCCTGCCCGGTGGCCTCTGACCGTGTGTGTCATGTGCGTTGGATGGCGCATAATATGTGCAGTCAGAGCCAGTTAGCCGCAACATCTTGTGTCTCTGCATCTAATGATGCAATAGATGGTGTGGAATCAGTCAGTAGTGCCTACTGTTATGTTATCAGTCGCCATACTGAAAGTATGATGTGAAGCAAGGACTCTGAAAACTACACTGCGTTGCAGTGCCGATGCATCTCTAACAATCATCTTCGATGGAAGTCCAACATTGGACCATCCCATTTGAAACACCAAAGGTGTTCCCCATCTGTTCTGGTACGATAAGCTGGCCTCGTGATGTGACATGTGAGTTTCACGCACTAACTTCGGAAGCATAGCTTCCTGCAGTCGCATGGGAAACGGCATGGGCAGAGGATCACATCATGTCATGTCACGCATCATGGAAAGGCCGACCTTTATACCTCTCTTATTTGTTACGTGTTATATAAATATTAATCACCTGTTAAGGTGAGTAATTAATATTTATTTATAACACTTCAAATAAGGAGAAGTAAAATGACAAACCAAATCGTTGCTCAAATCGCTGAAGTTTCCACTCTTGAAGCTGAAGGCTTGGCTCTTGCAAAAGAATGGAAGTCTATCAGCAAAGCTGACAAGGCACGGTTCACCAAGTCCACGAAAGCCGATGGCTTTGATACGAGACTTGGCAAGCTGATGTTTGCTTTGAAGCAAGAGGCAAATGGTCGTATCCCTTCAGCAAGGCTGAAAGAGTGCGGTATCAATGGTATTGATAAGCGTAGACGGTCTGAAGCTCTCTGGTTCATTGAAAATGAACAGGAATGCAGAGCATTCATTGAATCCTCAAAGAAGGGATTTACCAGCCTTACAGCTTTACAAGCTGCTATGCGGAAATCAGCTAAAGCTGATGAAACACCTGAACAGCCAGAGGCTGATGCAGAGTCCAATGTTGGACCTAATGAACCAGAGGTTCAGGTTGAGGAAGTTAAGGCTTTCACAAATATGTCTGCTGAAGACATTGCTTTTGAAGCCCTGCTTCAGTGTGAAACTAACCAAATTCCTGTAAAGGAATTCATGCTTGCTCTGAAAGAGCAGTTAGAAATGCTTGACCAAACTCAGGCGGTAGCATAAGCTACCGTCACACCTTTTGATTATCGGAGATAATATCATGTTAGCAAAACTGTTTCTCATCCTATTAGGATGCATCACGTTTGGATTAGGCATTAGCCTAATTGGTCTGTCACTGATATTCAGTGTCAATCATGAAGCTACACCTGCTGTAATAGCTATGCTATTTGGTTTTGGTGGTGTTATGTATGGAATACATATTTGTGATACAGTGAGGGTTCGCTAATGGCAAAACGTCCTATCACCCCTATGGGTAAGCACAAGCCTGTCCGTTCAAGCTGGCAATCTTTTGACCATGCCTATGGTCGAGGTCTAATGCCTGAGACACGGCCTGAGTACCAGTGCTTTGTCACTGGACAGCAAGCCAACATGATTGCCTCGTATGAACAGCACAAGAAAGCTGTTGACAAGCGTGATGCATTGGCTATTCTGGATTCGTTGCTTTAGTCCAACATTGGACCTAACCTTTTAATCGGAGATTAATATCATGTTTTGTGTTTTCAAATGGGAATTTGGCGATTGGGAATGTATCGCTACCGTCAGCACGATTGCTGAAGCAATTGATGTGCGGGATACCGCCTTTGATGATACCTTTGAAGCGGCATTTGACCGTTGGGAGTTTCACGCTATCCCGTCACGGATTGATGCGGATACAACCGCAATCATCAGAGATGATCAGCCAGATAATGTTTGGGCGGCATTTGCTATTCACGAGATTGGCTTTCCAAGTTGGTTGCTGCAGAACATTTAGAGTTATAACATAAAATATATATGATATTCAGTGAATATATATTTTATTTATATAACACTTAACTGGTCCAACATTGGACTAACACTTTCGGAGTTTCAATATGTATAATCGTTCTGTAAATCAAGTGCATCCTGACAAGCAGGTTTATCTGGATATCCTGTGGGATTTGTTCAAGGATGTTCATGGCGTAAGGCCACGTGGCATGTATGACAACACATGGCCTCTTGAGGACTTAATGCAAGAGGTCAGTTTTCTGCAGAACTGTCTGGATGACATGCTTGCAAGAGAACGTGCTGATGAGGCACGTACTATGGCAAGTGTGATGGCTGTGGGTTGCCCAGATGAGGCTACAGCACAGCGTTGGTTAAATGATGCATGGGAGATATAAGCATGACCTACAATCTTATCGGTACTGGCAACAATGCCAAAACAATCAAAGGTGATGGCTCTGAGTATGTTACAGCCATCAAGTACATGCAACCATACAAGA